GTTCAACATTACTCCAGTGCCCCCCTCCAATACGCCCACCACCACCCTCCAAACAGGCCACAAATGGGGTGAACAGGTCAGCAGCAAAGGGTGCAACAGCACCCCTCGCCACACCCATCCACCCCGGGGACCCCCCCCGAGCACGCACGAGACAGGTTCAACTTGGTACCACGCAGCAAATGAGAAAGAATGGTGGGCACAAAGAACAACACATCAGGCTCCTGCTGCAAAATGAAATCAAGGGCTGGAACATTCCATCCCATAAAGATGCCGCACAAGGAGCCAATCGGATGCCAACAACAAATTGACGGCCAAAGCCACCCTTTTGTCACCCTCTTGCACCAAGAACATTTTGGAAACCAACCGATCGGGATCAGCCAAGCAGTTGTACACCAACCCGTCCATCACCACCACTTTCCGGCTGATGAAGTGAGGCGCTGTCTGCAAACCATCCAGCGTCCCATCCAATGCCACGCGTCCCTCATCTTTCACCTCCCAATGAAAACACCTGTCCCACTCCTCCAACATTGTGGTCCCCGTGGCAGGGGACGTTGCTCCCAAAAGGATGGCAGCAGACTTGGGAGTCAAAGCCCAAGAACGGGAGTCGTCACCACAGTACTCTGTGAAAACGTGCTGCTCCACCTCATCAACTGGGCAATCCAAAAGATGAGCCCACACAATGTTGGTACATGCTCGTAAAACGACGGAATTCAGTCTCAAAGTGGCTGGAAAGCCACTGGGATTCCCCCTGTGTTTCTGGTACAGCTTCCCATCGACCCCAGCAATGACTGAGTGAATGGTGTGCTTCGCGAAGAAATCCACCACAGAGTGGGGCAGGCCAGGAACCATCTCCATAAAGTAGAGGTGGAAACAAGCCTGCATCACATCCGCCGGCATCCGCCGGTCATACCCCGTCATGTCCGTAGCCCCCACGGCCACAGCCTTCACCATAAGGTCAACTTTCCACTGTTCCACTGGCAGTTTGGAGTTCACTCCCACATGGTAGGGTTTCTTCAAGTGCTGAGCCCACGTGACATCGGACACGCCAAAGAAAAGCTTCCAGAGCGCTTTGAACAAAATCGTAGGCGCCTGGATCGATCGACCCGCTCGTTTCAAAGCTTTCTTCAGTTTATACCTGTCATTCTTGCCACTGGCCATCCACATGGCTACATCTGCAGCCTCCAGCGGGCTGAGTTGCTCGCCTTTCGACAGCTTCCCAGCCAACCTCAGCAGCTCCACAACCATCAAGGCCAACCCCTTTTCAAAAGACCCTCCCCCAAGCTCGGTCAATGCTTGCTTTTGAGTCTCCCAGGGCTATAGAACCCAGCACTCGCAGAACCCCTCATTGATTGCAACACTGCCAGGGCATCGTCAACAGTTGGCACGGAAAATGGCGTGACCGCAAAGGAATCCTCTTCAGCCACATGCAACATCGCTTCCGCAACCTCGTCGAGTGTCACCTTGCTCATGGTTGGGCCCTCAAACTCTTCCAAAGCTTCAGCAACCATCACGCTGCTGGGCTTGTAGTGAACATAGGCTTCAACCACCACACTGCTTTCCTCTTCGAGTCTCCGCGCCACTTTCAACTCCCTGTCATGAGGTCTGCGAGCAGTCGGAGCGACCGCACCAGTCCACCCCTGCTCAACAAACCGAGGACAATCCCTTCTCCAATGCGGTCCACCACAAAGGAAACAGCTGCGTTTGTTGGGGCACACACCCGCGACATGTGTGGACGCACCACACTTGCTGCAAGGGCCAGCTTGCTTCCGCGCTTTACAGCGCCACCACTCGCTGGCAACATGCCCCACCTCCAGACACACCATGCAAGTCAGCTTGCCAATGGGGCAATCCCCACTCGCATGCGTACCCTTGCACCGCTTACACCCGAAGCACCCGTCCGCCGCTGGATACGACCGTGGAAGTGGTAGAGAATGGAGCCCTCCTGGTAGGCAGGGAGGTCCACAAGCACCCCCACTTCCATCCAGACTTGTGTCAGTCCAACCCTCCACAGGAGCAACTAAGCTGGCGGCGTAGGTAGACCCCACACCTCCAGTTTCACGCACCCGTTTCACCAGGTCTTTCTTCCACACCAGCTGCACTTTCTCCAAACCTCTCCGCACGGCCGCCTCATACATGGTCCGGGTGGGCACCACCCAGGCCTCCTTGATTGTCCTCTCACTAAAGTTGCAACCACAAAAGTGTCCATCTTTTATGAAATTCCAGTAGGGCTCTCCCACAAGAGCTCCCACATGTCTGTCCACATACAAAGGGAGGCGGCAGGCCAAGCAGTAAAACCTTTTGACACCACCGCCTTTCTCATTTGGCAAACAACAAGAATGGCTGCCAGACTCAGATCCCCAATTACACGAACAGTCATACCCACAAAAGTCAACGACACAATCACACACCATGTCGGAGGGAGCTTCTTTGCAGTTGAAGCAACATCTGAGGATACGGTAATGAGACGTGCAGGCCAAACAATAAGGACGCAGAGGTGTCGGGTTGTGAACAGGCCCTGAGGGGTAGGCACAAACCCGCCCCTCAAAACCACCACAGCCCAACTCCACGCGCTCTTCAGCCCTGTCAAATTGCAAAGGTTTCAAAGGAGTGGTAGGGGGGCCGAAGATACGCTGAGCAAAGGCGACCTCCACATCAGCCACAGGCAAACACCTGGACCAAGTAGCATCCTTCCAATGCACAACTCCCACAACCTTCCCATTACAGACCCACGGCGCCCGACAAAACCCCACAGAGGTCGTAGCCGCCACTGAAAACTGATTCCCTCGAACTTCCTTCACCACGCCCACCGTATTCAGCCACTGCACACCGCCTTCCACAAGGCCAGTACGTGAGATCGCTGCAAAAGCAGAAACCACCGCGCCCTCAACTGGCTTGGCGACTCCCACCACCGGAGCACGCATACCACAGTCCTGGGTGAACCTGCCTGCATCAACTTTCAGCTCCACAGCCATAAAGTCATCCCCAGCCCTGTCCACCTTCACCGCGCCTGCGTGCACCGCCATTGGTCTCCCTTCCTGGCGGATACGGAACAAGTACATCTGCTTCCCAGCCAGCTGCACCGCCGTCCGTTTCCCTTCCGTACGATCATGCCTGTGACAAACAAAATAACAAACCCCTGAGTGCATTGTCAAATAGCCATTGCGCGGTCCCACCTCCCCTTCCACCCAAAGGGCAGCAGAGTTCTCCTCAAAGAAGCAATGTGGAACCGACCCATTGACCAACCCCTCCTCCGTGGCTGTACTAGGCGAGGATTCAGGCACCGCGTCCCTGCTTTTAGACCTCTCCACTCCATCTACCACTGAGGTTGCAGGACTCACACCTGCTCTTGCACCCGACTGCTCCCGTGCACATTTCATTGACCTGCGGCGATGTCTCTCCACACTCAAAACTCTTGTCTTGCACACGGGGCACTCTTGGAGCTCCTTCTTGTCCTCAACTTCAACCGCAACTGCACTGACCACGCTGGGCGCCAAGGGAGCGGACAACGCTGGGGCCAAAACCCCAAGCGCT